TATCATAACCGTCTAGAAGTAATTGAGAGGAGTTAACCTGAAGGGTGTTTCTGAACGCCACATCATGGTTGCCGAGGAATGTGATAAACGTGATGCCATTTTCTTGTAGTTTATCAAAGAAATATTTACGACACAAATAGAGTGAATTGAAGTTAATAAACTTACGGCGGTCGAAAAGATCACCAAGTTGTACAACGGTTGTAACATTGTGATCCTTTAGATATGGGAAGAACACGTTATCGTAGAACTTCTCAATGTATTTATGAAAGTCTAAAGAATCACCTCTCATACCGAAGTGAGTATCACCAAGCACACAAATTTTCATAATCTATTTAACTTTTTATCTTCGGCTCTTTGAACTCTTACTCTGAGTTCGCTGCTACTGTAAGAATGCTTCCTACTATGATAGTGTATTTCGATCCCATTGTCTAGGCACCACTGCTTGCCTGTGAAATCTTTTCCTTTATATTCTTCACCAAGAAAGCGTACATCGATGTGTTGTGTTTTCAATAAGTTCAACAAATCTTCTTCGGTAGAGTATACAAGTATTTCATCAACATATTTGCAGCCGGCAACCTGCACATATCTTTCATAGATTGATTGTATTGGTTTGTTCTTCTCTGGTCTATCAATAGTTGGATCAGCCTGTATGGCAGCAATCAAATAATCACAATGTCTTTTTTCTTCTTTAAGCATTGCGACATGACCAGCATGAAACAAATCAAATGTACTACAATTAAATCCTATCTTCATCGCTTATGTCATCCTCAATAAACTGCTCAAGTCCTTCAGATTTTTTTTCTTTTTTCTTCTTCTTGTTTTCTTCAAAGTTATGAATGAACTCAGAGATATTGTCATACAATTCAAACTGCTTCATATTACCATTTTCGTCTTCAAACATTTCGCCTTCATCAAGCAAACCAAATTGTTGGGTGGCTTTGTACTTCACATACAGTTGTTTCTTCTCACGCATGATTCTACGCAGAAAGGCGTAATAAATTATCTGTGTGAAGTAAGCAAATGGGTTCTTAGACTTAGCTGGATCAAAATTACGAAAGTACATCAGACAGTTTTCTACACCATCAGATATCATCTCATCACGATATGTGTAAGAAATAAAGTTTGGTTTACGTGATAGATGGTCTGCAATCTTTAGGAAACATTCGCCAATGTAATCTGGTATCTTTGGTTCTGGTTTGTCATTAGTTTTTGCATCTTCACAATCAGTTCGATACTTAACAAGTGCGGCTAGAAAGTCTGCGTTGTTGACATAATGTTTTTCGTTACCCATTTTTTATTTTCTCACTCAGTTTCATGCGTTAATTCAATGTAGTTTTTTATTCTTCGCTTCGTATATGCTCTGTAACACTTCATCCATAATTTGTTCTTCTATGTTTACATCGTCTTCGCCTTCTTGCTCTTGTAACAGATTATCGATCATTTTATCTGAGTCTGCCATCTCTTCAATGGTACGCTCAACAAGTTTATCATAGTAACGTATCATTGATTCTTTTGGCTCAACGACGGTAACGATGTCTGAGTAATAAATCACCGCAGAGTTTTCTTTGATCAATTCAACTGGCAACCATGGCATCATCATCATAACTGTTTGACCCGTAGGCATACGGCGAAACACAATACGCATGGGATCATTGAGTTGTATTTGGTCTGAGTTATCTTCCTCAAACATAGAAGCCATAATATCTTCACCAGACTGCATTCTTATAAGTTTAACGTTATGCATTCTTGACCTCTATATTGTAAAACTTGTATTTGAATTTTTCTTCATCGTATATCCTAACACGTTCTTGCAAGTGTTGCAAGGTATAGTTTACATGTTTACCTATACGAAAATCATCGGCAATGTCATAAAGTACCGCTTCAGTTTTGTTGTCGCCTATTCTTAGACCTCTACCAATTGACTGTAGGTTTCTGACTCTCGACTTGGATGGTGAAGCAAAAACAACATTGTGAAGATTACGAATGTTGATACCTGTACTGAATGTACCGTATGATGCAACAATGATAGCATCGTTTTGTTTTTCGGTAATGGCACGTACTTGCTCACGTACTTCAACATCTGTTCCACCATGCACAAAGAAAACATGACGATTGCCAGCTTTTTCTTTGATTAGCTTGTGTAAGTGCTTTCCGTGCTTTTCTACCAAATTAAACAGTATCAGTGAGTTGCCTTCTAACGACAATGCAAGATTGCGAATGAATTCGTTTCTTGCCACACTTCTAACTATGTAGTCTATCTCCGTTTGATAATCCCATCCTCTGGATAGCTTACACACTTCATCGGGATACTTTAATACCAAACACTTAATACGAAAGTCTGCCAGTTGTTTGTTCTCAATCAGTTTAGCAGTAGTAGTAGACTGGTAGACTGGACCAAACAACCCCTCAAGTACCAACTTATGAGTTTGTGTACCATCAATTGTACCTGTGCAGCCAATACGATATTTTGCATTCTTCAAACCAGTCATGATGGTAGTCAGTGACTTTGCTTTGAATTGATGTGCTTCATCACCTAAAACAAAATCAAACTGCTCAAAGTATTCTGGTGGATTCTTGTAGATAGATTGCCAAGTGGTAATCGTTAGAAATTTATCTGTATGTTTATCTTTTCCCGAATACTGTCGATGGGCATTGTTTGCGGCATCGTAGCCATATGATTCAAAATCAGAATACATTTGCTCAACAAGAGAAGTTGTAGGAACAATTAGAAGTCCTTTCTTGTAATCTTTGTATTGTAGATACCGCAGTATCAAATATTGAATCAATGACTTACCAGAGCCAGTTGGCGATAATAACAACATTCGCTTGTTTCTGATGGCAAATAAGAAGGATTTGTATTGATACTCCCTTACACCCTCTGATATAATGCTCTTGTCCAATTGAAGTTGCTCTAGAAACTCATTAGCTTCAACTGCTGAAAAACTCTCTGTGTTGCTTACCGAACTATCAATCTCAAGTCTGTAGTCTCTCTCTTTACAGAACTGTTCAATGTAAGGCACAAGACCATGATAGATTGTGTATGAACGTAAGTCAGCAAGTCTTATTTTACCATCCCACAAACGATTCTTGTATGCTGGCATGAATTGATAACCAGGAACAAAGAAAGTAAAGTAATCCGCAAGTTCTTGTGCAATACTTTTCTCACACTCGAACCTGATAAATGCCTCATTCTGTTTACGTAAAATTAAATCAAACACCTTGTATGAACTTTTCCCAATCAATAAACGAACGTAGTTCCCAAGTTCGATTGTTCAACTCTTTAATTATGGCATTACACACATCAACAATTTCTTCATGTAACAACTTCTTTGCAAGATATTTGTTGATATCTTCATCCGCTTCTAAGTATGTATTGATCTCAGACTTGAGGGTAAAAGGAAATGGTTGCCAACCATACTTGGTTAACTCTTCATCATCAAGTCTGCCAGTGTAGTATTCCCATTTCAACTTACGCCATTTATTGTAATTGAATTCTGCTTCTTTGGCTAACAACCGATGTGAAGAAAGAATGTTCAAATACTTTGAGTGAAGTTTGGGAATATCAATCAGTGCTTTACCTGGTTCAGTGCGGTCGATATTAGAGTCCGCAGTCCACATTTGTAATACTTCGTCAAGTTTGCTCATATTATACCTCCTACTAGGAGTATATCACAATTAAAATAATTTTTCTACGTTATAATAGGTAAATCTGAATGTAGCGTCTGCTGTGACAATCGTTTCTGGTGTATCGGTAGAAGACATAACAAAACCAGAAAGTGAAATTGGAAATAAGTCTTTGAAGTTGAAACGGTAATACGGCTTGTTTGATGCAGAAAGAATAGTCACTGAACCATCTGTATACTGTGGCGTTGCTGTTGGTATCGCTGAAGCAAATTTATTTAACTTATCTAAGTTCTGGTACTCTTCATATTCCGTAGGGAATGTCAAAGCACGTAGCCAATCGTGAATCTCTAACCACGATAGCATTTCTGCATCAACAATAAAGGTAACGTTCAATACATCATAGATTGTCTTTTCACCTGGAGCATACAATTCGACAAATGGGTTTTGTACTGGAATCTCTGATGTCGATAATCCAGGCAAAGAAATTGTCTGTGCAAAGTATTGTAGATTCGGTGTACGAGCCAAGTTCAGCGTAAACTTGTTAGGCTGTAGGCTATTTGGATTAATTGGGTTACGTGTGAGAACTGTCATAAATTATTTTTCATGAAGTTTTGATATAATACTTACGGCAGTATTTAAATGTTTATTTGTTGGTTTACTGTAATCACCTTTTTTACTATACTTCAATTCTGGACCATGATGAATTTCCATTCTATCATCATGAAAAGTAATATTCATTTTGTTTTTCACATGATGTTTACCAACAGGAGTATCTCTCCATTGCTGACTTTCTTCTAATGAGTATTGAACGAATGTTTTCATATCTCTATTTATATACGAAAAAAAGAGAGGATCCGAAGACCCTCTCTCTAAAGAACCACTCTTTGGTGGTTTAATTACATCAGGTTTCTGATGTTGAAGCCACGGTAGTAGTTGTTAGCCTGAGTATTCAGGTTACCCAGACCTTGGTTTGTACCTTCAGCAAATGGGTTAGCAACCAGACCGTAACGAGTCTTGAAGCCAATCTTAGGCTGGAATGTACCTGTATCAACTGCACGAACCATTTGCAGAGGAACGTATGGGCAGTAGAAAATACCTGCGTCATATGCATTTGTACCCTTGTAACCAACAACAGCAAACTCGGAAGTTGAACCGGTTGGGAAGTATGGATCGATGTAGACTTTGATACGACCGAAGATTGTACCAGCAAATGTGTTGCCTGTATCGTCAACTGTCAGTGATACTTGACCAGCAAGTGCTGAGTTATAGTCAAGAATACCAGCCATTGCTAATGCAGATGCTACGTCTGAAGAGCAGATAACGATGTTACCTTTACCACGACGAGTTGTCTTAGCGATTTGGTTTGCTTCACGCTCAATCTGGAATGCCAGACCTTTGATCTTTTCAACCATCCAACGACCGTTTGAGTCTGTGTCAAGGTTGAATGCACCAGCAGTTGTTGTACCTGCTTGGCAACCTGGCTTAGCGATTCTGTAGATTGTACGGATAACTTCACGGTTGATTTCAGCAAGAATTTCAGCGGACAGAATGTTAGCCAGTTCTGTTTCAGCGTCAAGACCATGAACTGCTTTCAAGTCTTGTGCAAGTTCCATTGAGTATTCTGCTTTCAGCGCACGTGTGCGAGCTGTTACAGTGACTTTCTCAATTGAGAATGCCATTTCTTGGAATGTGTTACCAGCAGCGCCATCACCCAGTGCTTCAGCAGAACCAGTTGTCATAGCACCAGTTGGAGCAGCGTTACC